TCAATAGTGCTTCTGACTCTAATCTCAAAGAAGATATTGAGGTCATTTCAGGTGCTGTTGAATCACTGAAACAAATCAATGGAGTTAACTTTACTTGGAAGTCCAGTAAAGAGAAGAGTATGGGTGTCATCGCCCAAGATGTTGAAAAGGTATTTCCAGATATCGTGGATACTAATGACGATGGACTTAAGTCTGTAAACTATAGTGGTATTATTGGTGCTCTGGTTGAAGCAGTGAAAGAGTTGTCTGCTAGGGTAGAAGAGTTGGAAGCTTCTAAATAAAAGAAATCAGTTATCAATTATGGGTATCTCACTTTCAGGTGGTCCCTGGCAATACAATCGTTTTTCCTCATTGGACGAGGGTTCTAAGCCAGACTATCTCGACTTCGATAAAGACGGTAATAAAGAAGAGCCTATGAAGAAGGCTCTTAAGGAGAAAGGTAAGAAGCCTTGTCCCAAGTGTGAGGACAAGGAATCCCCCTGTGAATGTCACGACACGGTTAAGGAGTGGGTAGAGTCTCTCTTAGAGGGAGGATACGACCTTTCTGAGTACACCTGGGATCAGATGGTTGAAATGTTTGATGAAGGATGGAATCCTATTGATAAAGAAAAGCAAGGCAAGATTGATAGACAGATTGGTCGTGCTGCTGACAAAGAAGCAATCGAAAGGGGCAAGTCTGAGAAGTATGGACGTGACGAGAAGAAGATTGAAAAACAGTATCAACGTCAACAAGCCATGAGATTTGGCAAGAAGATGAAGAAAGAGGAAGTTGAATCATATCTCGTAAGTGAAGGTTTTGCCAGTAACCCAGTTTCCGCAGAAGTCCTATTCAATCATATGAGTAAAGACTGGCTGGAAGCCATCGAAAAGTCACTCGGTTGACAAACCACAAGGGTTCTCTTATAATATAAGGGACCCTTTTTTTATGTCTATGTCTCAGACTGAGTTAGTTAATTACTACAATATCACTCCAGAACAAGTTCAAGAGGAAGTTTTACTTCTGACTCTTGAAAATATTAAGCAATTTCCTTGCACCATTTCCCTTCGAGACCAATTTTACTCGATGTGGCAACGATTTGGTTCCCAAGCAGCACGAACTGCCACCATTCCTTATGTCTGGCAAGGTAAAGTCCCCCTCCCTAGTGAATACTTCAGTGGAAAATGACCAAGAAACTCCTCCAGAGTTGATGTATAGGGCTCCCGGAAGGGAGGATCATCAAAATATAGTCGAAATTTTTGATGAAATCATGAATCGTCTAAACAACATAGAGCAAACTCTCTCAAATATTCAAAATTCTAACTAATGGCACGTATTTTTTCAAAATCTGGTGAAGCACTAATCATCCCGACCAACAAAAAGACCTATCAGGGGTCTTCAAAGAATACAAAATACTCCAGAAGGAGCAATTCCAGCGCCAAAAAACGATACAGAGGTCAAGGTAGAAGTTAATCAGATAAATACAGCATAACCAAAGGAGAAACTATGACACATAAAGAACGATATCCTGACTTTCTGGAAGAAACCATGTTTGCCGAACACGGAACTCGTGTTCTCATCAGCGATCCTACTGCTGACATTTACATAGAACAAGCCAGAGCACGAAAACTAAGGGAAAAATACCCCCAGTGGGTCGAAGGACAAGAGAATAACTGATAAATAGGGGCAAAGGCCCCTATTTTTATGTCCATATTCATATCTAGAGAGTCAAAACGGTTTGTTGATGTTTCTTTGTCGTTTGAACCAAACCCAATCACCAAAGATCTCGCCACAATCAACAATGAAAGAGCAATTAATAACTCCCTAAAGAACCTCATGATGATTGCAGCCAGTGAGGTACCTTTTAATGCAGATATTGGGTCTGGTGTTGCTAGTTATTTGTTTGAAAATGTAGATGAGGTGACTGCTGAACTCCTACAACAAGAAATTCAACGTGTTATTGTATTCAGTGAGCCTAGAGTTGAGTTAGTGTCCCCCCTAAACGCTGAAAGTATAAATGGTGGTATGAATTATGCCATTAGTGGAACACAAGGACTTGATAATAGAGCTTTTTCACCAATTAGTGAGGGACAGGGGTTTGCCAATCAATTTTCATCAGTAAGAGTAGAGAGTAGACCGGACCAAAATATGTTCTCGGTGAATATAACATACAAAATCGTTGGATATGAACAAATTTACACTTTCAACCAACTTTTAGAACCTACCAGATAGGGTTATAAATAACTGAAATAAGGGATATGGAGTTGTGGCTGGAGCTATCCAATTAACAGAAGTAGATTTTGACCAGATTAAAGAAAATCTGGTCGACTACCTCAAATCCACCAATAAATTTACAGATTTTGATTTTGATGGTTCTAACCTTCAAATCATTCTGAATATGTTGGCGTATCAGGCACAAATTAATGCCTATTCGACTAATATGATTGCCAATGAGAGTTTTCTCTCTTCGGCGTCACTTAGGCAGAACGTAGTTTCTAATGCGGCGATGGTTGGGTATGTCCCAACCTCTGCTAGATGTGCTACTTCGTTTATTACCTTCGAATTTCAATTTGACAGAGACGAATACACCACGGGATTTCCACTTTATCTGGAATTGCAAAGAGGGGCTGGATTTTCAGTTACCAATAACAAACAACAACTGATTTTTAACTTTGCTGACACACAAACCTCGGTTGTTAGTAGTTTTGGAACCTGTACCTTCACAAATGTGAAAATTTATGAGGGAGTGTTTCTTTCTACTCAATTTGAAGTTGATGATTCTGACTATGCTCAAAAGTTTGTTTTAAGAAACCCAAATATTGACACCACAACAATTAGAGTCGAAGTTCAAGAAGACCCTAACGAGAATCTAAACACTTTATATACTAGAGCTGAAAATTTAGTCGATCTAGAAGATGATACTCGAATTTATTGGATTACTGAGACAGAAGAAGGATACTATGAACTAACTTTTGGTGATGGTCACTTTGGTAAGAAGTTACAAAATGGTGCCAGGATTTATGTAGATTATATCGTCTCTAATGGTGAGTTGGCGAATGGTATCCAGGGTTTAATTAACTTTACTTACATCGGTAAGACGACTGACTCGTATGGTAATGTATCCAACTCCAAACCAAACGTCTTTGGTGCCGAAAAGACACAAGGGGGTCAGGATATTGAGTCCGTGGCTTCTGTTAAATTTAGAGCCCCTAAGTTTTATGAAACCCAAAACAGAGCGGTAGTTGATGATGACTATGCCGCCATTATCAGACAGATTTATCCAGCAGTTGATGATATCTATGTTTATGGTGGAGAGACTAAACCCATTCCTCAGTATGGAAGGGTGTTTGTGGTCATCAAACCCAACTATAGTGATAAGTTATCAACTCTAGTCAAGAACTTCATCAAGAGGTCTCTGGACCTCTATAGAATCGCTTCTCTTGATGTTGTATTCGAAGACCCTGAGGTCTTGAATGTTGAGGCAGTCAGCACAGTGTATTATGAAGATACACAGACCCTTAAGGATGCTGCTGCAATTGTCTCAGACGTGAAAAACACTCTTACTAGGTATTCTGATTCTCCCAATGTTGAGAAGTTTGGTGGTGCTGTTAGATTCTCTAGAGTTGTTGGTTCTATCGATGACTCAGACCCATCCATCACCAGAAACCTTACTAGGTTGAGAATGAGGAGAGATATTCAAATTGTACCCAATACTTCAGCATCTTATGAGATTTGTTATGAGAATGCGTTTCCAAAAGACCCTCTGAGTTCAGTTGTATATTCTACTGGATTTAATTTGGTCATAAATGGAACCCTCGACCCCAAAATGTATTTCACAAGAGACATTAACAACATCTCTAATGTAGATGTGGGTAGGATGATTCTTTTCTACTTGAATGAATTCAATGAGGAAGTAGTAGTCGATAAAGACTTCGGAAGTGTAGATTATGATAAAGGTGAAGTTCTGATTGGGTATCAAAAACCAATCAAGATATACGACACTCAACTAGATGATTACATTATTGAAATAAGAGCATTTCCACGAGAGGTTGATGTTGTTGCTAAACAATTCATCTATCTCAATTTCGATGTCGCCAAGTCCATCATTAACGCCGTAGAGGAAACCGGTAACTGATATGCACAGTAAAGAATTCATCTTGGGTGGATACCCAGAAGCTGTCGTATCAGCCTCAAATCAAGTAAGTTCCACACTTCCATCTTATATTGTCCAGAATTATGAGAAGTTTGTTGATTTTATGTCGGAGGGCATCGCCGGTCAAGAGAGAAGAGGTTTCGGGCAAGACATTCTCCAAAACCTTAATAGGTATAGGGATTTTGGAACATATAATAAAGAACTCAGACAATACGATTACCTCAAAGAAGACCTAGGTTTTGGTGGTCTTACTGGTGCCGAAGGTATTGAAGTCCTGGGTACCACTAACGACTATTCAGTAATTACCAATCAACAGGATGAAATCGCTCTTGGTGATACTTCCGTTGATATGTTTCTTACTAATGCCGATGGTTTTCCCCTAGAGAATGGTGTTCTGTTGGTTGGAGATGAAGTTATTCTTTATCAAAGACGAGAAGGTAATAGATTTATTGGATTGTTGAGAGGAGCTGGTGCTACTGTCCTTCTTCCTTCTTTCACCATTGATGGTCAATATTATAGTAATACCGAAATACAATCCCATATTGGTGGAACCAAAGTATTCAACCTGTCCATCCTTTTCTTGGTATCCATGCTGGATATCATTCATGAATCGTTTGTTCCCAGTATTTCAACACAAAGAGTACACCCAGACATTAAGAGATCTCCACTTCTTAGGAACATTAAAGATTTCTATCAATCAAAGGGCACTAAGTTAGGAATCAAATCATTCTTCAAGATGCTCTTTGCTGAAGATGACATCCAGGTAATGTATCCTGGTGATCAGATGATTAAACCATCTTCTTCCACTTGGGTTCAGAATAAGTTTCTAAGGGTAGTCCCCATCCCACAAACACTATGTGACCCCAATGTAAAATATGGAGTTCCTAGTAAAATCATAGGAAATAAGATTGTTTATAAGTCTTACCTCGATAAGATAGAGAAGAATATCTATGCTACAGCCATAACTGATTATGTTTCCAGTTACATGTATGGGGACACTATTCAGTATGAATTTTCTCTGGTATCCGATAGTACGGAAGGTGAGTTTCTTGCTAATCCCAATACTACACTCACAAGACCTTTAAATTCATCTTCTAGTGCCATTGACAGTAGAAGAGATGTTACCACAATCACTGTAGAATCTACTCTTGGTTTTCCAGACAAAGGATTGGTCTTTATTGAGAATGAGGGTATCTTTTATGAAAGTAAATCCTTTAATCAATTCTTTGGATGTATCCGTGGTTATAGGGGAGTGGAGACAAAACACCCTGCCGGTGTGGAGGTTTATGGACCTTATTTTATCGAGTCCTCTTATGTTGAGAATGATGAAACCTATATCACTCGTTCTTGGCCTTTGGGTCTTGTTAGTGATGTAAGAATAGATGATGGTGGTATTCT